CCAAGTGCTATAGAAGCAGGTGTCGGAGTTAATACTCTTTCATTAGGTATTGAGTCTGATGTAACTTATAAAACATTGACGTTTTATGGTAAATCACCAAGTGGTTATAGTAGAAAGTTTCATTGCTATAAAGCATTTGTATCTGAAGTAGGTGATACAGTATTAGTTAAAGATGACCTTACAGTTGTACCTGTAACATTTACATTATTTCAAGATACTGATAAGCCAGCTGAATCACAGATAGGTTATATAGAAGATTCAACATCATAAACAAATAAATGTTTATAAATAAAAAAGGGAGGAAGTTAGAATGAGTAACAAAATTATAAGCCCTGATTCGTATAGGAAGAAGGTATACAAAGAAGAAGTTGTAGAAGTTCCTTCGGGTGCGTTGTTTAAAATTAAGAAAATTTCTCCAATGGAGTTTATTGAGGAAGGGATGGATGATATACCTACTCCCTTCCTTGAGTTTGTAATGGAAGGCAATCCAGAGAAATTCCCAGAGATGACTAAAGATAAAAAGTCAGCTGATTTTTTAGAAACATTTTTAAATGTAGTAATAGAAAAAGGAATTATTGAACCAAAAGTATTTGTTAAATATGTAAAGGATAGAAAAGAAGGCGGTTTACTTTGGGCCGAATTAGAAAAAGAAGACCAATCTTTTCTATTAGCAAAAATTGCAGGCTTTGATTTAAAAAACGCATAGAGCCTTTTGCGAAAGGCACATTACCTATAGTAGTTGATGGAATGGCAAAGCGATATGGCAAATTGCCAAGCGAAATATTAAGTTCAGAATTGAATGACTTCAATCTTAATTTGTTAGTTTATTATAAGGGTATAATACATGAAAATGAAGAACATAAAAAACAAATGAAAAATTCTGATAGCTCTCAACGCATGTTAGTCCCTTCAGAATTTAAATTGGGTGATAAAACTGAGAAGGTGAAATAAGATGGCAATAGGAAATTTAGGAAAACTGAGTGTATTTTTAGACGTAGATATGACAGGATTCGTTGCTGGTATGACAACAGCTTCTATGCAACTGAAAGGATTAGCTGCAACTATTACCAGAAACTCTGCAGTGTTCACAGCTTTAGGTAGGAATATGCTAATAGCAGGTGGTTTAATAGTTGCAGGTTTAGGATTTGCAACTAAAGCAGCTGCTGATTTTGAATATGGTATGGCTAAAGTAAATACTATGTTAAAAGATTCAGAACAAAAGTATATGCCTAAATTTGCAACTCAATTAAGAAAGATGGCTACTAATTACGGTCAATCAATGAAAACATTAACTGATGGTACTTATGATGTTTTATCTGCACAGATGGGAGCAGCAAAAGCAATGGAGTTTATGGAGACAGCATCGAAAGCAGCTGTTGGTGGTTTTACAGATACAAAAACTGCTGTTTCTGCTATGTTAACAGTGATGAAAACATTTAAAGGTCAAGTTACTAGTGCAGCTGATGCAGCTGATTTCTTACATGGTGTTGTAGAAAGAGGTAGAATTACATTTCCTGAATTAGCAAACTCTATTGGTGCTACAGCATCAATGGCAGCAAAAGCAGGAATGACTATAGAAGATTTTGGAGCCGCAATAGCAGTATTAACTAAGGGTGGTTTAGATGCTTCAAAAACTCAAACAGCATTAAGAGGAATATTAAGGTCAGTTTTAAAGACACAAGCAGAAGGAGTAGCAGTAGGAAAAGAATTAGGGGTTACATGGGCTGTAGATGCAATTAGAGGCGGAAAGTTTACTGAGACAATGATGAAATTAAAAGATGCAAGTATTGAACAGTTAACAGCTTTAGCTCCTAATATAAGAGGTTTGTTAGGTTTAGCAGTAGCAGCAGGAAATGCAGAAGAGGGTATTGATGATATGAATGAAATAATGAAGAGAACTGGTTTAACACAGAAAAAGTTTGATATTGCTAATGAGACACTGACGCATCAAATGGATAGGTTGAAAGCAGTATTTAATGATTCTAGAATAGCAATAGGTGAGAAACTAATTCCTTCATTAAAAGATTTGATTGAAAAGCTAATAGATATAACAGGAAGGATAACTGAATTTGCAGATGCCCATCCTGATTTATTTAATTGGTTAGTAAAAACAACAGCTAAAGTAGGTTTATTTTCAGTTGCTTTAGGTGTTTTATTAACGATATTACCTAAAGTAGCAATAGCAATAGGGGGGGTTGGTACTGCTTTAGGAATTTTGGCGGCCAATCCAGCTTGGGCGTTATTAATAGCTACAGTTATATTATATAAGAATTTATTGAATTTACAAAATGCAATTGTAGGAGTTGTTAAAGAAAATAACAATTTAAAAGACGTTGAGAAAATGAGATTAGATGGTGTAAATAAATCATATGAAATATATAATAATTTATTAGAAGATGCAAAAACAAATATGGATGAAATGTCATCAGCAGGGACACTAATACCACACGATCTTAAAGTTGCTTACGATAATTTAGAGTTAGGAATACAATTATATAAAGAGGGTAAAGTTGAGTTAGAATCTTTAGTTACTACAATGGAGATATATATAGCAGTAAGAGCTAAGATGGCAAATGCTGATGTGGATCTTGGAAAAATTGTAGTTGATGATTTAACTAAAGTAATTAGTTTAAGAGAATCTGATTATGCATCATATAGAAAAATTGCTGATATAAAAAATCAAATAAATTTAATGGGTTTAGAAGGAGTTGAAAAGGAAAATGCCGCTGAGACATATAGGCATACAGCTAGATTAGAATATATAGCAGAGGAATATAAAACAAAACAAGCAGTAGCTATACAATTAACAGAATTAGAAAATCAATTACACAGTGTAATAATTAAAAATATAAAAGACCAGAAAGATATGACTGTTCAAATGCTTAAAACATTAGAGTCTTCTTTTCAATCAACTTTTGCAGGAGCATTGAAAGGTCAGGTAGCTTCATTTAGAGATTTCTTTGATAATATAGTAGATTCAATGAGAAGTAGGTGGGCAGATATGGTAGCTGAAATGGTTACTAATTGGATAAGAGCACAATTTACTATGCGTCAAGCATCTAGTGGTAGTAATGTTGGAAGTTGGTTAAGTATTATAGGCGGATTAGTTGGTTTAGGTGGCGTGGCAGCAGGGGCATCGAGTGGAGCTTTATTAAATGCAACTCCAGGTGATCTAGGTGGTTTAGGCTATACTGGAATACCTGCCGGGTATGCATCTGGCGGAATGGTTCCTGCAACTGGGATGTATCAATTACATGAAGGAGAAGAAGTAATAACTAGAGAACCCAATGGTGGTGGCGCAGTAACAATAGTAAATGTTTTAGATGCATCATTAGTAACTGCAATGATGGGTTCTGCTTCAGGACAGAAAGTTATTGTTAATACGATAAGTTCAGATATACTTAAAAATGGAATTACTAGAAAGACAATGAAGGGAGGTTTATAATGGCAGCTGATTTTAATACCTTTGCGCGAGGTTTACCATATACTGAGATAACTACATTTAAAGTATTAACTAGTGAATTTGAAAATGGGGTAGTTCAAAAAAGACAGAAGTGGCATCAAAGTAAAAAATCTTGGGAGATAAGATTTAAAACAAATACATTAACTGAGATACAAACTATAAGAGACTACTTTATAACAATGACTGGAAGCTTAACAACTTTTACATTTACAGAACCATTAAGCAGTGTAGCATATACAGTAAGATTTAAAGATGATAGCTTCACAGTAGAAAGGCAACATCACGGAGTTTATAATGCAAGTGTAACAATAGAGGAAGATTTATGAGAAGTATAGATAGCACATTTACAGAAGAGAAAAATTCTCAATCAAACCAACCAATATTCTTATATTCTATATTTAATTATGATGGAGCAAGTACAAACTTATATTTTGCAGATTATTCAGAAGATGTTACTTATGATGGCCAAGTTTATACTAAATTTCCAATTAGTCACGATGCAGTAGTAGAAGATACAACAGGAGAGATATCTTCAGTATCAGTTACTTTAGCAAATGTATCTAGATTAATTCAAGCATACTTAGAGAATTATGATTTTAATGGAAAGAAAGTTTATATAACTTTAGTATGGGGAAATCAATTAGATGATACAGATGCTTATTTAAGAGAGATATTTTATATAGATAGCTATACAGCAGACCAAAATAATGTATCGTTCACTTTAACAAGTAAATTTGATGTATTAAGTTTACAATTACCAGCAAGAAAATATTCAAGAAACTATTGTGGATTTAAGTTTAAATCAACTGAATGTGGCTATGCTGGAGCTGAATCAACTTGTAATAAAACATTAACAAGATGTAGGGTGTTAGCTAACTCTGGAAGGTTTGGTGGTTTTCCAAGCATCCCAAGTCAAAGGATTTTTGTATCATGATAACTAAAAAAGAAATTCTAGACAAATATTTAGGAATACCATATGTACATAAAGGTAGAGGCTTAGAAGGAATAGATTGTTGGGGATTAGTGATAGCTATATATAAGGAAGACAATTTAGAGATATTTGATTTAGAAGACTATGAAAAGAATTGGCATTTAAAAGGAGACAATCATTTTATAGAGAATTATTATGAAGCTTGGGAAAGACATGGTTCTCCAATATTCAAAGATGTTTTATTATTTAATAGCTCAAAAGGAATTACGAATCATGCAGGAGTTTATTTAGATAATGGAAAGTTTATACATGGAAGTAAAGCAGGTGTAGTAGTTACAAGGTTAGAAGGTAAATGGAAAGAAAGATTATATGGAGTATTCAGGTATTCAGATGATTAGAATATTATATATACCCAATGTATTATCTAAAGAAGGAAGAAAAGAAAGAAAGTTAAAATACTTTCGTAGTAAAAAATTAAAAGATTATATTGTTGAAGCTAAATTCCCAGTAGATGATGTTCGAGTAATTGTTTCAGGAAAAGTAGAAAAGGATTTAGATTCATTCATTAAAAATAATGATGAAATAATAGTTATACCAGAAGTTAAAGTAGAATTAATCGCTACAGGAATTGCTTGGGTTGTTAAATATTGGGCAGTTATTAAAGTAGTTTTTACAGTAGCAATGATTGGGTATACAATATACTCAATGCTTTCAAAACCAAGAAAGCCTTCATTCGGTGGAACGGGTTCTGGAATAGATGAAAGTTCTCCTACTTACGGTTGGGAAGGAATAAGAACAACTCAAAGTGTAGGAGTACCAATAGGAGTTTTATA